CGTTGGTTCTGGAGTAACTATAAGTTCTTCGGATGGAATAACAGCACCATCCATTAACGTTCTTGGACCACTAACAGCACAATCGCTGAGTATTAGTGGAGTATCAACACTCGCTTCTGCTGGGGGAATCACAACAACTGGTGGAAGTCTATTTGTAAACAACAACCTAACCATTGGTCAAAATTTAAAGGTCGATGGTACATCGGAATTTATTGGTGTTGCAACATTTAGGGGAGGAACTATAAACCTTGGTGATGCTAATAGCGATGATATTAATGTTGGCGGCGAATTTATATCAGACTTAAATCCAAATGATGACGCTACTTATGATTTGGGTATTGATGGTAAGCGTTGGAGAACTGGTAGATTCTCAGGTCTTGTAACGACTACCGATTTATTTGTTTCTGGATTATCAACATTTCTTGGAAGTGTCAATATCGATGGCCCTATTGATATTTCTGGCGATGTGGAAATTGATAATCTTAATGTATCAGGTCTTTCTACTTTTGGTTCTAACGTTGATATCAATGCTTCAGTTGATATCTCTAGTAATCTTGTAGTAAACAATAATTTCCAATCAGTAGGTGTTACAACTTTAGCATCTGCTGGAGGCATTACCACTACTGGAGGAGAACTTTATGTAGATACAGACCTAACGGTAGGTCGTAATTTAAAAGTTGATGGAAATTCAGAAATTGTTGGTGTTTCAACTTTTACAGGAAATCAATTTACAACTGGAAATGTATCGATTACCGGATTTGTAACGGTAACTGAAGGTTTATATTATGATGTTGGTGATTTTGATGGTCCAAATGGAGTTTCTTATTTTGATGATTCTGGAAAACTTATCGGAGCAGCAAGTACAGAATCTGGAATAAGTACAAGTAATTATGTTTTAACAACAAACGCAAGTGGAACGCCAGTGTGGACAAGCACTATTGATGGAGGAGAATACTGATGGCAAAACCAAGCACTAAACAAGGACTTATTGATTATTGTTTGAGGAGACTTGGTGCTCCAGTATTAGAAATAAATGTATCAGATGAACAGATTGATGATCTTGTAGATGATGCTATTCAATATTTTAATGAACGCCACTTTGATGGTGTTGAGAAAATGTATTTAAAATATCAATTAACTTCTGACGATATTTCTAGGGGTAGAGCAAGTGGAAGTAGTGGTGTTGGTATAGTAACTACTACAGGAACTTCTACTATTGTTGGTTCTGCAACTACATTTAGTTTTTATGAAAATTCAAATTATATCCAAGTTCCAGACTCGGTAATTGGTATTGAAAAGATATTTAAGTTTGATACTAGTTCTATTTCTGGTGGAATGTTTAGTATTAAATATCAACTATTTTTAAACGACTTATACTATTTCAATTCCGTAGAACTTCTTCAGTATGCTATGGTTAAATCTTATTTGGAAGATATTGACTTTTTACTTACAACAGATAAGCAAGTAAGATTTAACAAAAGGCAAGATAGGTTATATTTGGACATCGATTGGTCGTCACAATCTGCTGGTGATTATTTGGTTATTGAGTGTTATAGAGCACTGGATCCAGAATCTTTCACACAAGTTTACAATGATAGTTTTGTGAAACAATATCTTACTGCATTAATAAAAAGGCAGTGGGGTCAAAATTTAATTAAATTCCAAGGAGTAAAACTTCCAGGAGGAATTGAATTAAACGGAAGACAATTGTATGATGATGCAGTAAGAGATCTTGAGGAGATAAAACAAAAAATGTTCTCCGAATACGAATTACCACCCATGGACCTCATTGGATAATCATGACTTTAAATCCATTTTTTCTTCAAGGATCTAATACAGAACAATTTCTCATTCAAGATTTGATTAATGAGCAATTGAAGATTTATGGTATTGAAATTTATTATTTGCCAAGAAAAATTTTTAAAACAGATAATATTCTCAACGAAATACAATCCTCAAAATTTGATGATGTTTTTCTAATTGAAGCATATTTGAACAACTATGATGGATATGCTCCAGGAAGTGATTTGATGACCAAATTTGGACTTAAATTGCAAAATGAAGTTAGTTTAACAATTTCTAGAGAAAGATATGAAGAATTTATTGCTCCTTTCTTAGAGGGTATATCTTCTGGTATTAGAGAAGGGTTTATAACAGAATATGACTTTGCAGACTTGATTGAAAGACCAAAGGAAGGAGATTTAATTTATTTTCCACTTGGAGAAAGACTTTTTGAAATCAAGAGAGTGGAATTTGAAAAACCATTTTATCAATTAGGTAAAAATTATATCTATGAATTGAGTTGCGAGTTGTATGAATATGAAAATGAACTTATCGATACTGCGCTTGAGGAAGTTGATAACACGGTAGATGATGGTGGATATATTACAACCCTCAGATTAGTTGGAACTGGAATTACAGCAACTGCAACTGCTAGTGTTAATGTATCTGGAATAGGATCTATTCTACCATCTATTGGTCAAATAATATTGACCGATGATGGATCTGGATATACCAGCACTCCAACTGTAACAATTTCTGGACCAAGTGGAATAGGTGTTACTGCAACTGCCGTTGCCATAACAACTTCTATAGGAAATGTACAATCTGTAAAAGAAGTACGAATAACAAATGCAGGTTTTGGGTACACATCTACAAACCCACCAACGGTAACCATAAGTGGAGGTGGTGGAACTGGAGCAGCAGCAACAGCAATAGTTGTTTCTGGTGGCATATTGTCCTTCTCAGTAACGAATTCTGGAAGAGGATATTATGGTGAGGGAATTCCATCAGTAACAGTAAGTGGTCCCTCTATTGGACAAACAGCAGTTGCGAAGGCAATAGTATCTAATGGACAAGTATCACAGATACAAATAATAAATTCGGGATATGGTTATACAGCGGCACCAACAGTAACTATTACAAGTCCAGTTTCTGGTATTGGAACCTTTACTTATAACGAATTAATTACTGGACAAACTTCTGGAGTAACCGCTAGAGTTAGAAATTATACTGAAAGAACTGATATTAGTTCCCTTTATCCCCCTGTAGATTTACAAATATCTATAAATACTGGTAACTTTAATGTTGGAGAAACAGTTATTGGGCAAGATTCTGGTGCAATTTATGTTGTAGAATCTTACGATCGTGAAACTTACAATGATTATTACGATGATAACGAAAAGATAGAAACGGCAGCAGATTCTATTTTGGACTTCACAGAATCTAATCCATTTGGAGAATATTAATGTTAGGAACTTATTTTTATCACGAAATTATAAGAAAAACCATTATTGGTTTTGGAACTTTGTTTAATAATATTTACATTAGACATTCCAAAGAAAATGGAACTGTTTTAGATGAAACAAAGGTTGGTATTTCTTACGGACCAATGCAAAAATTCCTGACAAAAATTCAGGAACAAGCAAATTTGAATAAATCGATTGCAATTACTCTTCCAAGAATGTCTTTCGAAATGGTTTCTATACAATATGATCCAACCAGAAAAGCAGGCGTAACACAAACATTTAAAGCATCTGATGGAACTAATTTGAAAAAAGTTTATATGCCAGTTCCATATAATATTGGATTTGAACTCAGCATCTTTAGCAAATTGAACGATGATGCATTACAAATAGTTGAGCAAATTTTACCATTTTTTCAACCATCTTTTAATTTAACGATAGATCTTGTTAGTTCCATCGGAGAAAAAAGAGATGTCCCTATTATTTTAGATAGCGTTGATTTTCAAGATGACTATGAGGGAGATTTTAATACTAGAAGAGCTTTGATATATACATTAAGATTTACTGCCAAAACTTATCTCTTTGGTCCAATCTCTGAGACTACTGACGGTCTTATTCGCAAAGTTCAGGCAGACGTTTACAGTGGAACCAATACACAAACTGCAAAACGTGAAATGAGGTATACTGTTACCCCAGATCCAGTCAGTGCGGATCCAGCTGCTGGAGACGATTTTGGATTTAGTGAGTCCTGGGAATTTTTTACAGATTCTAAGTCTTATAGTCCCACCCAACAAGAAGACATTTAATAAATTATGAGTGATAGTTATGATTCCATCGACAGAGCTCTCAATATTGAGAGTGATATTGTAGAAACTAAAAAAGTTTCTGCAGAAATAGATACTGTAAAACCAAAAGGTCCAGATATCGAAAAGGACTATGAATACACTCGTGCCAACTTATATTCATTGATTGAAAAGGGTCAGGAAGCAATCAATGGAATTATGGAACTTGCTGGTGAGGGTGGAAGTCCAAGAGCATATGAAGTTGCCGGACAGTTAATTAAGAGTGTTGCTGATACAACGGATAAATTAATTGATCTTCAGAAAAAACTTAAAGATGTTCAGGATGAATCAGTAAAAACTACTAATAATGTTACCAATAATGCCGTATTCGTTGGTTCAACATCAGAACTTCAAAAGTTACTCAAGCAAGGTTTTCTAAATAATAAAGAATAATATTTTCCTATAATGGGTTGGTCCGAAAAATATAAAAAATCTATTGATTGCGACAACCCAAAAGGTTTTAGTCAGCGTGCTCACTGTCAAGGGCGAAAAAAGAAAATGACGGAAGAAAAAAAAGATCATGAATATTCTATGGCTCGTTCTGAGGTAAAAACTATTCAGAACGCTGCAAAACGTCTTCAGAAGAAGATGGGTAAAAAAGGCGAAGGTAATCTGCAGGCATGGGTGCAATCCAAAATTACCAAAGCAGCAGATTATATTGATACTGCAGCAGACTATGTAACCAACGAAGAGACTGTCAAAGAAGAAGGTCTTCGTGATTGGTTTGGTAAGTCCAAATCAAAAGACGGTAAAGCAGGATGGGTAAATGTAGTTACTGGCGGAACCTGTGCCAGTGACGAACCTGGTGAAGGAACACCAAAATGTGTTTCTTCAGCAAAAAGAGCGAGTATGACCAAGGCAGAAAGACTTTCTGCACAAAGAAGAAAAAAAGCAGCAGATCCGGGACAACAAGAAAAAACTGGTGCGGCAAAACCGACTTATGTTTCTACAGATCCAAAGAAGAAAATGAAGAAAGAAGAAGTAGAAGTAACAGAAGCAAAAGATAAACCTGGTAAAGGTAGTGGTAAGAAAGATGCTTGCTACAATAAAGTAAAGTCGCGTTATAGTGTTTGGCCAAGTGCTTATGCGTCTGGAGCACTTGTAAAGTGTCGTAAAGTTGGTGCCGCTAACTGGGGAAATAAATCTGAGAGTTATGATTTCTCAAACTGGAGAGAAGACTTCAAGGCACTTGAAATTGAAACAGTGAATCTTATTGAACCAGAACCAATCAAAGGTGGTCAACCTATCGATGAGAAATGTTGGGTTGGTTACAAACAAGTTGGTATGAAGAAAAAAGGAGACAAAGTAGTTCCCAATTGTGTAAAGGAAGGTGAAGAAATAAACGAAATTCATAGTCAGGCACATACGCCACATGAAGTACCATCTGGCAACCTTAAAAAAATAGTTGCTAAAGCAAGTAAAAGAGTTGATACTGATGCTGATGCTGATATTGATGTTTATGATAAGGCAAAAGGTGAATCTGGTGAATATGCCTCAAATATTAAAAGTAAAAAAATCTACAATGTGGATAGTTTAAGAGAAGTACCTAAAAAGAGTCTTTCATCCTATGAGATTCCTTCTGGCAATTTAAAGAGTTTAGTTGCTAAAGCAGTTAAAAGAATTGATACTGATGCTGATGGTGACACCGATCACAATGACAAAGCAAAAGGTGAACTTGGAGAATTTATTCCTGGTGTAAACAATAAGAGACTTTTTAGCACAACAAGAACTAAAACCGCAAAAGAAAATTTCTCAAACTGGAGAGAAGATCTGGGTGAGGATTGGCAAAAGGTTAATAAAGGAGATAAGACTGATGGTATGAGTCAAAAAGCAGTTGATGCTTACCGTCGTGAGAACCCAGGTTCTAAACTTAAGACTGCCGTAACTGAGAAGGATCCTGGTCCTGGTAGGAGCAAGCGTAGAAAGTCCTTCTGTGCCCGCTCTAAGGGTCAGCAAGATATGCATAACATAGATTGCTCAAAAGATCCCGATAAGGCAATTTGTAAGGCACGTCGTCGCTGGAGATGCTAATGAAAAGTTTTCAAGAATTTCTATCCGAAAGTATCACCATCAACGGTGATTTCAATGGAACCCTCAACGTAGGGGGTT